GGGTGGTCGGTGAATCTCTTTGACGGCGACACAAAGATCGACAAGCTCCTGGACGCACAGGGCTGGACCGGGTTCGGCATTTATTTTTACCTGTGCCAGATGGCTTACAAATTTGACGGATACTTCTACCGTTGGGCTTATGACGATTCTGCATCCACCGCAAGGCGGATGGGGGGCGGCATTGGGTCCGGGACCGTTGAGGAGACGGTGAGATACTGCTTGCAAATTGGTCTCTTTGATCAGGGGCTGTTTGACGGGTGGGGCATCTTAACGAGTAGAGGTATACAGAGGCGATTCTACGCCGCGATCCAGGAGCGGCGCAGAAAAGCCGTCATATCAGATTACTGGCTCCTGAACGATGAAGAATCGAGGGGTCTGGAAAAGTGCGCCTCATATGAGAATGCTCCACCTGCAAATGAGCATTTGCCACCGGCAGATGGTCATTTGCCCCAGGCAAATGCCTATAAAAGTAAAGTAAAGGAAAGTAAAGGAGAGGAGGTACGCGCGTGCGCGCGTAAGGACCCTGATATCGCTCATGTGTTTGGTTACTATTTTGACCACATCTGCCCCCAGATGACCCAAAGGGCAGCGGATGAGTTGAAGGCATATATCAGCGCTATGGGGCCTGAATGCTGCATTCGCGGGATGGACGAGGCCATCGAGGGCGGTGTATTGACTTGGAAATATGTAAAAGGCGTACTGGACGCCAAGCGGAAGCAGGGTGTGAAGAGCATGGAGGACTGGGACGAGCTGGAGAAGCGGAGAAATCAGACAGAACCGCCCACAGCTCCGCCGCGCCCTGCAAAGAGATATCAGACGGTGGAGATCGATGGGAAGCTGGTAGATGTAGAGGTGAAAGCATGAAACAGGGCATATCGCCCGACGTATCGCTTGCCGGGTCCATCCTGATCGACCCCAGGTGTCTGGATGAGGTGCGGCGGACGATTACGCCGGAGATGTTCGGGGACCGGCGGTGCCGGGCCATCTACGAGGCCGCCTGCGAGCTTTCCGACGAGGGAGCGACGGTAGACCCCGTGACGATCCGGAGCCGGGCGGCGGAGTGGGACGACGCCTTCTCGCAGCAGGCCATGGAGATCACGTTGACGGCGGCCAATGTGGGGGCATACTGTGAGGCGCTGCATACGGAGTTTCTGCGCCGGGAGCTGCTGGCGGGCATACAGGAGCGGGCGGACGCCCTGCTGGCGGGCCATGACCCGCTGGGAGAGGCGACGGAGCTGCTGACGCTGACGGAGCGCATCGCAGAGGGCAGCTACGACGCCGGAGTGGTATCGGCGCGGGAGGCGGCTGCGGAACTTCTGGAGGACCTGGACCGTGTAGATGAGGGGTATCGGGCCTTCGTGGAGACCGGAATTTCGGATCTTGACCGCATCCTGGGGGGCGGTCTGATCCGGGAGGGACTGTATATCCTGGCCGCCCGGCCTGGCTGCGGAAAAACCACGCTGGCCGCAGCGCTGGCGGAACGGATGCTGGAAAGGGGGAGGCGAATCCTTTTTATCAGCCTGGAGATGTCAAGAAAGCAGCTCATGGCCCGCAGGGTGGCGGCGGATGTGGGGCGTGCCACGGCGGCCCAGATCCTGCGGGGAGAACTGTCGGAGGAGGAGCGGAAAGCCGTGGGGGAAAGCCTCGTGAAGCTCGCCAAACGGCCATTGTTTTTTAACAGAAGGGCCTCCCTGAACACCTCTGAAATTCAGTTCCTCGCCAAACAGAACCGGGCGGATGTGGTGATCATCGACTACCTGGGACTGATGAAGCACGACGCAGGTAAGAGTCTTTATGAGCGAGTCACTGGCACAAGTAATCAGCTCAAGCGGATGGCGCGGGGCCTGGAGACGCCAGTTCTATGTCTGGCACAGCTCAATCGGGGAGTAGAGGGGCGGCAAAACCAGGAGCCGCGACTTTCCGATTTGCGGGACAGCGGAGCCATAGAGCAGGATGCGGACGGTGTACTGCTCATACACAGGCCGGCGATAGAGGATGCGGACGAATATGGTCCCACACCCATGGAGGTCACAGTGGCAAAGAACCGCCACGGTAGGACGGGGAAAATTGAGCTCAACTGGTACATGAGGAGCGGACGAATACTGGAGGTGCGCCACCGTGGATAGGAGAAGGGCAAGGGCGATCCTGAAAGGGATGGAGATGAAATATCGGGCCATGATCGGCATTGGGTCTGATTTTGACGAGATATATGCGCAGTTTGTGGAGGCGCTGGAAATGGCGGGAAGGGCTCTGGACCATGATTAAATTTATGATCCCATATCCGCCCACCAAAGCGGGTAAGACAGCGTGGAACAAGCGGTACGGGCTGAATGCCTACTACGCCGGGAAACACCATCAGGTGAGAAAAAAAGACGCGCAGGAGCTGCACACCATCGCCTGGGCGGCAATGAAACAGGCGAAGGTCAGAAAGAAAATGGTGACGGGACCGGTGGAAGTCAGATTTTGCTGGGACGATAACCTGGACATTGATAACCACGCCGTCATTGGGAAAGCCGTGGTAGACGCCATGAAGGGCTATTTGCTCCCGGATGATAACCGAAAGTGGGTGCGTAAAGTATCCCACGAGTTTTGGGACGGAGGCGCTATCCTGGTTGAGGTACGGAAATATGAGAAAAATACTGATTTATACCTGTGAGCGATGCGGGATTGAGTTTTCGGGGCGGAACAAACGGAAAGGCCGCATCCTGTGCTCAAAGTGTATGGATATTGAGTGGGAGGCCAGGCGGAGAGAACGGAAACGGACGAAATCAAGACCACAGGGGCAAAGCCTGGCCCAAGTGGCAGCGGAGGCCCGGGCCCATGGGATGACGTATGGGCAGTGGGTGGCGCGGGCAGGAGGAGGAACATAGTGGATATTGATAAGCTGATTGAGGCCATAAGGCTGTGCGGGAGTCAGCCGAACGTCCGGCAGTGCAGAAATTACGCTTACTATGCGGGCGGGGATATGAGCAGATGCATCCCGCGCATGACGGCGGATGCCTCCGCCGCGCTCTCCGCGCTCCGGGCCGAGCTGGAGCAAGTGAAGCGTGAGAGGGATGCGGCGTATAAACTACTTGGTGGAGAGCCCCCAAAGACCTGTAAGACCTGTGTCCTTTGGGGTGGAAACGGATGGGGACAGTACCAAATTGGGTACTGTGACGGAGATGACAACCCGCATGGGCCGAATGATTTTTGTTCCAGGCATCGCGGGCCGCAGAAGGAGGGATGAGCGATGGCCATAAAAAATTATACATCCGGGGTGGACGTGTACACGAGCCTGGGTGAGATTCAGGGGGCGCTCGCACAGCACGGAGCACGGCAGATCATGGTGGAGTATGATGACCAGGGACGTCCCACCGGTGTAGCCTTTGCCATTGACACGCCGAACGGGCGACGGGGCTTTATGCTCCCGGCCAACATCGATGGAGTATGCCAAGTACTCCAGCGGAAAAAAGTCAAGGCAGACCTGGCACAGGCGGAGCGTACAGGCTGGCGCAACATCCGGGACTGGGTGCTGGCGCAAATGGCGATCATCGAGGCCGGTATGGTGAGCATGGACGAGGTGTTTCTGCCATACATGACCGACGGTCGAGGCAATACACTGTACCAGCTCTATCAGGGCGGACAACTGGCTTTAGGGGAGGGATGAGATATGAACATCGGACTCATTGATGTGGATGGGCATAGTGGGTTCCCAAATTTGGCGTTGATGAGATTGTCGGCATGGCATAAAGCAAGAGGCGACGCCGTGGAGTGGTGGGATGGGTTCAAAGCCTACGACCGGGTATATATGAGCAAGGTCTTTACGTTTTCGCCGGACGTGGAGACCATCATCCGGGCGGATGAGGTGATCCGCGGTGGTACTGGTTACAAAGACTACGGCAGCCTCCCGCGAGAGATAGAGGCCACCTTGCCGGATTACAGCATCTATCCGCAGGTCAAGCACGCGATCGGCTTTTTGACCCGTGGATGTATCCGCAACTGCCCGTGGTGCATCGTCCCGCGCAAGGAGGGGGCAATACGCCCGGACTTTACATGGGAAAAAATAAAGCGATCGGACAGCCGTGATTTGGTGCTCTTGGACAACAATGTGCTGGCACACCCGCATGGGATAGAGCAAATCGACTCAATGGGTCATGCGCAGGTACGGGTGGACTTTAATCAGGGGTTGGATGCCAGACTAATTACAGCGGACGTAGCCAGAATGCTGTCAAAGCTGCGCTGGATACGGTTTGTGCGCCTGAGCTGCGACACAGCGTCTATGCTCCCGGTGATCGAGCAGGCGGTAGCCTATATGAGAGAGGCGGGAATCGCGCCGTTCCGATTTTGGTGTTACATGCTGGTACAGGATGTGGAGGAGGCTCACCGGCGCGCACTGGCACTGGACAAGCTGGATATTATCCCATTTGCTCAGCCGTACAGAGATTATGACGGCGGTGAGCCAACTAAAGAGCAGCGCAGGTTTGCAAGATGGGTTAATATGCGAGCCGCATTTAAATCGTGCAAATGGGAGGACTTCTCGGGATGATTTGGAGATGGGAGGCAATGACCGATGGCAAGGGCGATTGACGAAATTGCTTATGAGGGGAAGGCTGGAACAATTCTAGTGGAAAATCCTTTGCTCGCTGAATATGTAAAACTTGGCCACATTGACCGCCTCCGTGAACTGGCCCAGGCGGACAAAGAGGGGCGGTGCGTGGTGCTGCCGTTAGACGATTATACCTGGACTATTCGAGGGGACATTGTTCGTGGCATTATCAAAGCAAATTGTCGGGCTGCGAAGAAAGAGGCCGAGGCCGCACTACGGAGGGATCAGGGAAAGGAGAAGGAGGACGAGCATGAGACTAGTTGATGCGGATAATGCACGAGAGTGCTTTGGTGGTGATGGGGTGACTGGAGCTGTCATGCAGCGGATGTTTGATAGCCTGCCCACCATCGACGCCGTGCCTGTGGTCAGGTGCCGGGAGTGCAAGTTTTACCGAGAGTTCCGTACAAAACGGCACAACCAGCTCATGCGACTGTGCTACCGGATGGGCAAGCACGATATGGAGTACCCGGTCAAGCCGGATGATTTCTGCTCCTACGGCCAGCGAAAGGAGGACAACCTGGACGAAGCCATCGAAAAGTACCTGAAAATCAAGGAGGAGGCCAACATGGACAAGCCGAGAATTTGCGAGGTGCTTGGGGTTGAACCAGAAGAAAAGTTTGAAATTAGAGGAAACACGTTAGGGCGATTTCGTATCAATAAATATGGGACATTCCAGATTGAAATATCAAATGACTGCTGGGGATTCTCCACTGTGGAATGTCTTAACAATCTCATAAATCATCCAGAAAACATCGCCCGCAAGCCACGCTGGACGGAGCGGGAGGTGGAGAGGGCGAAGGCTATCAAAGTGCTATATCCAGTTGTTAAAACATTGGCATACGTTGATATAGTGGGACAGACATTTTACATGTATGATGACGAAGACAACTATAAGGGCAGTCTTGATAACCTTGATGAAACGTTTCCTACGCTGAGGAGCATAAGGCGGGCCACATTGGACGAGATCATCGGAGGTGCCCAATGATTTCCTTGAAATGCCCTGATTGCGGGTTCTTTTTCAGCGTAGACTTTCCTGACGATATTTCCGAAGATGAACGGGTCGAACTGTATACCTGCCCTTGCGGAGCAATGATGGAGGAAGTTCCGTTCAGTATGGATTATATACCAACAATCGGAGGTGCCAAATGACCAGAGAAATACTTTTCAAGGCCCAACGGCTGGATAACGGCGAGTGGGTGGAGGGAAACATTGTGGATGTCCCGGAAGATGCCGACTTTATGCCCGGAGCGTACATTCTACCGCGGCTGGTATCGGCCAGGGCAGACCCGCCCACAAAAGGTATCATGCTCGGAGGTTTCTTTGAGGTTGACCCCTCCACGGTCTGCCAGTATACCGGCCTGACCGACAAGAACGGCGTGAAGATTTTTGAGGGTGATATTTTGAGCTACAACGGATCAAGAGAGCCAGTTATTTTTAACACAGATCTCAGAATCCCATGTTTCACAACTGGAATTGGAAGCGGAAGCAGCACCCCACTACATCCGTACAAACTGAGCAAGCGCCATTTTGTCATCGGCTCCATCCACGACGGGGAGGGCGGACAGCATGAGTGAGTGGATTAGCGTCAAGGAGAGGCTGCCGGACCCGCCCGGCGGGGAAACAAAAAAGCCGCCCCATCACAGGGGCGGCTTGGCGCGGGGGAATGCGCGGTAGAGCGCACATTACAGGAGCTCTCTCACATCTACGCCCAGCGCGTCCGCTAGAGCTAGGGCATTGGTGAGGGTGACGTTGCCCATCTTTCCCTCCCCTTGCTCGATGCGTTGGATTTGCCTTGTATTGACGCCGGACCGCGCCGACAGCTCTTCAAGAGTCATGTGTTCTTTGCGACGGGTCCATTCGAGGTTTGTGATTGCCTTACCCCGGCAGTCGCGTCCATAAGACACCAGCGTGCAGACAGTGCAGTCACCGTCTGCACGCTGGCAATCGCCGTATTTCCTCCTCATTTGATCACCATGTTGTAGTATCCACGCTCACCGTCGTTGCCAAGCCGCTCCAAATCATCCAGACTATACCCCCGGAAATACTTGGCTTGCGGGGGAACTCCCAGGCCGGGTAGGTCATGGTGATGCTTGTACAGGTAACGCATAAGCTGTATTTTGACCGGCTCGGTTAAATCATCCGGGATGCCGCCAGGCGCGGCTGCGTCCAGGTGGAGATACCCATCTTTGACTTTGCGGTCATCAGATAGGACATCCCATCCGCGCTCGGTAAATTTGACGACTGCTTTGCCGCCGGAGCAGGACAAGGCGACAAGAGTGATCTCGTTGGCTTTTTCCATGCTGCATCCTCCTTTTTATGCCCTCGTGACCTCCGGGGCGGGATTTCTGTTTTTAGATTTCGCTTTGCCATGCTTCAAATTTTGCGATCATCGTATCATCTGATACCCTGTAATACTCCACGATAATCCTTAAGTCCTCGTTTCCATTTACGGGATTATCTTTTTCCCACCAATCCCAGTCAAAGTTCTCTTGCACCTCTTCTTCAACGTCCACGTCTACAAGCTTGTCGCTGTATGTCTCCTCGTAGTTATATCCGCTCCCGTCAACCCACTCTTTAATCGTGATAACTTCTCTTACTTTCATTTCCTTTCTCCTTCTGCCCTCGCAACCTCCGGGGCGGGACGTTTCCTGCGTTAATATTGCCAAGTGATTTGCTGCCCGTTATCCATATCGACCCAAGCAAGTTTATAAGTCTTTTTGAGGCTGCCGCAGTAGCCGCCAACCGTGACATATACACGGTGCTTCCCGTAGTTTTTCCACTCTCGTGTGTCCAACTTGTAGCTGTCATAGTAGCTCATAATTTTTTCCGCTTTTTCCGTCAGGATTTCGATAGTTCCGTCTGTCAATCCGTAATTTTCCATTTTTGAGTCCTCCTTATGTTTTGCGCTCCTCTTTATGTTCTTATTATACGCTAATATTGTCTTAATGTCAATAGCAAAATGCTAAAATTATCTGATATTTTTGAGGGGGGGAATAACCATTGAATGAGTTCCCGAAGCGGTTGAGGAGGCTGAGGGAGAGCAGGCGTCCAGTGCGGAGTATGGCGGTGACATCCGAACTGATGGGGCTAAGCCACGATGCGCTAAGGCGGTATGAGCGCGGGGAGCGAGAGCCAGGATTGACGGAGCTAAAACTGATAGCCAATTATTACTACGTCAGTTTGGACGATCTTTGTTGGGACGGCGGGGAACAAGAGCATAAATTTTAAACATATCGCAAAAACATTTTGTACATGCCTCCATTTGGAGGTGTAATAACCGGGTCATATGCGACAATGGGAGCGTGGAGGCGAATGCCTCCCGCTCCCTTCCATTTCCTCCTCCTTTCCCATCGCCGGGCCTCCCTCCCGGCAACGGCCCGCAGGCAAAGCCGTAAACCTGCAACATAGCCCGTAAGGGCTATATGTCCTTGTAGCTTATGAGGTAAGAGCGGCCCCATGATCGGGGCAGAGGCCGGTTCGAGTCCGGTCGAGGGCACAGAAAACCACGCCGCCGGGTTTACGGAGTGGCGACGATGTCGTCGCTCTACTTTAGAGGCGGACTTTTAGCTCGCTCCAAAGGCCAAAGAGCTGACTGTGGAAAGACACTATACTGGTGGATCGGGGTCGCTCACCTCGCCAGTAAAATCATTAGCGGCCTGCCAGTAGCCATAGCTGGCCGACTCCGGGCAGAATGGCAGCCTTGAGAGTCAAAACCGCGCTGGCCCGCTGAATACTGCCGCAGTCGAGTGGAACGGGCGGAAAGCCGCGTGTCCGGAGACTAACCCAATTATCCGGGGCGGTGTGACAATCCAAGCGGGACAGCGCACATATGCCGCTCCTATCTGCATGAGGATATGGACGGCCCTATGGATGCGCCCCGAGCTGCGGCGGGTGGCCCGTAGCAAATCAGGAGAGGGCGGGTGCCGGAATCCGTCCTCTCCTCAATAAATCGAAACCATATGAGAGGTGGCGATCATGGCTGCACGGCTGACGGATAGGCAAAAAAAGAAAATAGTGGCTGATTATCTGGAAACCGAGAGCTATAACGCCACGGCAAAAAAAAATGGAGTCTGCGGACAGACAGTCAGACGAGTTATTGAAGAATCTCAAGGGATCACCGAAAATCTCAAACGAAAAAAAGAGGAGAACACCGCCGACATCCTGGCCTATATGGACAGCCGGAGAAAGCAGGTCTGCGACATCATCGAGGTGGGCCTTGCCGTGCTGCCGGAGAAGATCCAAACCGCAAAAACTGCTTCCGAGGTCACTACGGCAATCGGGACGCTGATTGATAAATGGGCGCTCGTCAAGAGCGAAGGGGAAGAGGGCAAGGTGCAGGTGATTATTGATGTCTGAGGTGCGGCTTTCTTCTGTTATTGGCCCCGCTTTCCACTTGCTAGCCCGTGACGTGTTCCAGCACGGGCACACTCACTACGACCTTTCCGGTGGGCGTGGCTCCCTGAAATCATCTTGTGTGTCATTGCTGGTCCCATTGCTTTTGATAAATAATCCGTGTACTCATGCATTGGTGCTCCGCAAGGTGGCAAACACCATTCGGGACAGCGTGTATGCTCAGTATCTTTGGGCAATTGGAGAGCTGGGCATGGCGCAGTATTGGGATGCCAAAGTCCAGCCAATGGAGCTGATTTATAGGCCGACCGGGCAGAAGATTATGTTCCGTGGCGCTGACGATCCCATGAAGATCAAGTCTATCAAGGTGCCGTTTGGCTATATCGCTGTCACACACTTTGAGGAAAAAGACCAGTTTGCTGGGCGAGCTGAAATCCGCACTATCCTACAATCCACCATGCGCGGAGGCTCCAAATTTTGGAATTTTGAGAGCTACAACCCGCCGATCAGCCGGGACAACTGGGCCAATAAGGACAGCCTGGAGGAGCGGACGGACCGGCTGTGCCACAAGAGTACATACCTGGAGGCCCCGCCTGAATGGCTGGGGGCGCAGTTTTTAGCAGAGGCCGAACACCTAAAGGAAACAGATGAGCGAGCATACCGGCATGAGTACTTGGGCGAAGCTGTCGGGACTGGCGGAAATGTGTTTGAAAATCTGGAGCTGCGGGAAATCACGGATGAAGAGACGTCTCGGTTTGACCGCATCTATCAGGGTGTGGACTGGGGCTGGTTCCCAGACCCATTTGCCTTTATCCGTCTCCACTATGACCGAGCCAGGGAGACAATATACCTAATGGACGAGATATACAAAAATAAGCTGACCAACGAGGAGAGCGCGAAGTTGATTCTTTCCAGAGGATACAAGGATGCTTACATTACCTGCGACAGCGCAGAGCCTAAATCATCAGCAGACTATCGGGCGATGGGCCTCCCGGCCAAAGAGGCAATCAAAGGGCCTGGGAGTGTGGAATACAGCATGAAGTGGCTTCAGCGCCGGAGGATCGTAATTGACCGTCGCAGGACGCCGAATGCCTATGACGAGTTTGTAAACTACGAATACGAGCGCAACAAGGATGGGGACATCATCAGCGGGTATCCTGACGAGAATAACCATCTGATCGACGCGACACGGTATGCGCTGGAGCGCGCGTTCCGCAGAATGGGGGTGACCGCTTGAACGTAATCGACAAACTCAAACAACTGGGCTACGCCACCGTGCCGGAGGAGTTTTACACAAAAGTGCAGGAGTGGAAGTCCTGGTATGTGGGAGATGTGAAGGGCTTCCACCGGTACAAGGTCCGAAACGGAACGAGCATGGTCCGATGCAAGCGGTACACTCTCAACATGGGTAAGAAAATCCCGGAGGACTGGGCAAACCTCCTGATGAATGAGAAGGTAAAAATCACTTTAGAGGGGCAGAAAGAGCAGGCGTTCGTTGACCGAGTGTTCACTGAAAATAATTTCCTGGTCAAAGCAAACGAGATGCAGGAAAAGGCGTTTGCTCTTGGGACAGTGGCTTTTATTCCGCGTGTGGTGGGAATGGAGGCAAAGGAGACTGGGCCCGTTCCAGGCAGCGCAAGAGGCATTGTGATGGACTATGTGACCGTGGAGCACATCTGGCCGCTGGCGTGGCAAAACGGAATCATTACGGAGTGCGCTTTTGACAGCATTGTTACCGTAAACGGAGAGCAATACTGTTACCTGCAAATCCACCACAAGGTCAACGGGCTGTATGACATTGAGAACCGACTATATAAATACCGGAACAACAATGTGGACACCGAAGTGGGCTTAACCTCTGTGCCAAACTTTAAACGGGTGCCACGGGTGGTACATACAGGGTCTGACCGGCGGCGGTTTGTCATTGACCGGCCCAATATCGCAAACAATTTTGACGATTCCCCACTTGGAATATCCATCTATGCAAATTCCATTGATGTTTTAAAGGGCGCAGACGTGGCCTATGACAGTTACGTCAACGAATTTGTCCTAGGGAAAAAGCGCATCATGGTCAAGCCATCTGCCATGAAATACCTAGACGGAGAGCCGGTCTTTGACAGCGACGATTTGGCCTATTATGTGCTCCCAGAGGATGTGAGTGACGGAGCAGTTATTACCCCAATCGATATGACCCTCCGCACACAGGAGCACAATACAGGCATCCAGGACCAGCTCAATTTGTTGTCCAGTAAGTGCGGTTTCGGAGAGACCTATTATCGCTTTGATGGTGGGAGCATCACCACGGCGACACAAGTTATCAGCGAAAACTCCACCATGTTCCGCACGATCAAAAAACATGAAATCATTCTGGAGCAAGTGCTGGTGGAGCTGTGCCGCATTATCCTCCGCCTGGGCAACGCGTCCATGAACGCCGGACTGAATGAGGATATTGAGATCTCTGTGGACTTTGATGACAGCATTATTGAGGACAAATCGACAGATTTTTCCAGAGATATGCAGTTGCTTCAAGCGGGCATCATGAACGATTGGGAATTTCGGGCCAAATGGATGAATGAAAGCCCGGACGAAGCAAAAAAAGCACTTCCTCGGATGGAGGACTTAACCACGGAAAGTCAAACAGAAGTAGAATGAGTGTTATTTTTGCTTTCCTCTAAGCGGTTTCGTCAATGAATCTTCGGGACTCCAACCTAGCCTTTTTATTCTTGCGGAAATAGCATCCGTGCTTAACCCTGTTTCTTCCGACCATTGCGATGCTGTTTCCTACTCGCCCACCGGCAGTTGTCCGGCGAATAATCCCTTTCGCAATCAATACGATCTATGCTCAAATTATCGGCGTAGCCAGAAGATAAGGCCCATGACCTAAACGACGTGTAATCGTCAAGCCATTCTTTGCATACACAAATACCTCTGCCTCCGTAATTTTTGTAACTGATATTGTTTGGGTTGTAACAACGTTTTTTCATTGCCCTCCAAATGTCGTATATGCGTTCTTTCTTTCGGTTCGACGTTGCGCCGTGAGTTGTTGCCCGTTTTTTCGATAATTCTGCGCTAAGACACCCGCAAGATTTTGTTTTTCCTATCTTCAATTTGTAAGGGGGTGATGCCCGGATGAAATATCCATTCTCCTGAATTATTGGACGCCCTCCCGGAAGAAATAGCCGGACTTTACCGCAGCCTGGAGGCAACCCTCCTTGACGAGATATGCTCCCGCCTGAAGCTGTCCGGTCAACTCAACGAGGTCACGGTGCAGGACATACGGGCCCTTCGCTCCCACGGCATCGACCTGACGGAGATCGAAAAGGCGATCCAGCGCACCGCAAGCATCAGCCAGAGCGACCTCGAAAAGCTCCTGGACGATGTTGTGGAGCGCAACCAAAGGTATTACCAAGAGGTCATGGACCTTACTGGGGTGACTGCTCCTGAGACGCTGGTGAGTGCCGCCGACATCGCCGCCATTATGGCACAGGCGCAGAGAGAAATTGGCAACCTGACCCGATCTATGGGCTTTCTGGTGGACAATGGCCGGACAATGCTGGCCCCGGCGAGGGCCTATCAATGGGCGCTGGACAATGCAGAAATGCAGGTCATGAGCGGGGCCGTCTCGTACAACCAGGCCATCAAAAACGCCGTCAAACAGCTTGCAGACAGCGGAATACGCAAGGTTGACTATGAGAGCGGCCACCGTGACCACATTGATGTGGCTGCCCGCCGGGCAGTGATGACAGGCGTGTCCCAACTCTGCGCCAAATACACAGAGCAAAGTGCGGAGTATTTGGAAACGCCCTATTTTGAAATATCCGCCCACATCGGGGCGCGAGATACCGGCGTCGGCTGGCAGAACCACAAGGCGTGGCAGGGCCGGGTTTACTCCATCAGGGCCGGGGACAAATATCCGAGCATCTACGAGGTATGTGGGCTTGGCTATGTGGACGGCCTGGAGGGTGCTAACTGTCGGCATAAACGATTTGCTTTTGTGGATGGCGTGATGGAGCGCACATATACCGACGAGGAGCTGGCCCACATAGATGATGGGCACGACGTGGACTTTGAGGGAAAGCACTACACGGCTTATGAGGCCACACAGAAACAGCGGCAGATCGAGCGAACCGTCCGCAAGCTGAAACGTGAACAGACAGCATATAAGGCCGCAGGGCTGGAAGAAGATTACCAAGCTGTAACGGCCCGTATCCGGCGGCTAAACGCAGAATATAAGTCGTTCAGCGAGGCGGCTAGGTTGCCGATGCAACGAGAACGTATGAAAGTAGCTTACTAATTGCCGAGAGGCGTAAAACCGAGGCCGACGGGCCTTAAACGGCACCCGACGGGGTGACTAATAAACGGAGGTTTCAAAAATGTCTGAACCTATTACAAATCCTGCGGTGCAGGAGCCGACACCGGGCAATGGTGGCGAGGTTACCTTTACTCAGGCCGAAGTTGATGCGCTCATCAGCAAAGAAAAAGCAAGAGCCGTAGCCAAGGCAACAAAGGGTATGCCCAGCGAAGAAGAACTGACCGCCTACCGGACCTGGAAGGATGGACAGGCCGGCGAAAAGGACCGCTGGGACAAGCTGACCGGAGAGCGGGATACGCTGGCCGGGAAGCTGACCGCCGCGGAGGCGGAGCGGGACCAGCTGAAACGCGACCTGTATCTGGCCCAAAAGGGTCTGACCGGAGAGGAGGCGGAGTTTATCGCCTTCAAGGCCGGGAAGATGGTGGACGACAAGACCACCTTTGAACAGGCCGTGGACGCACTGACCGCCGAGCGGAAAAAGACCACCTTCGACTGGACCGCCCCTGTGGGCGGCGGAAGCCCCAAAACAAGAGAAAACGACGTGATGAACGCCCTGATCCGGGGCGCACTCAAGTAAGAAAGGAGCCTATCAATGGCCGATATTATCGACAGAAGCAGATTGTCCGGGCTGATCCCTGAACCCGTGACCCGTGAGATTATCCAGGGAGCCGTAACAGAGTCCGCCGTGCTGCGGATGGCCCGTCGGCTGCCCAACATGACCAGCAAGACCCAGACCCTCAACGTGCTGGACGCACTGCCCACCGCCTATTTTGTGAACGGCGAGGCGACCACCGGAGCGCCCGACTCCAAGGCATCCCTAAAAAAGACTACCAACATGGCGTGGGACAAGAAGAAAATCTATGCAGAGGAGATCGCGGTCATCGTCCCCATTCCCGAGGCGGTGTTGGACGACAGCGATTACGACATCTGGGGTGAAGTGCGTCCCCGCCTCCAGGAAGCCTTTGGCAAGGTCATTGACGCCGCTATTCTGTACGGCACAGACAAGCCCACCTCCTGGAGAGCGGGCCTCGTTCCCTCTGCCGAGACTGCTGGCACTGTGGTGGCCGCAACCGGTGACATTTTCGCCGATATCATGGCGGAGGATGGTGTGATCGCCAAGGTTGAGGAGGGCGGATACATCCCCAACGGCGTGATGGCCGCCATCCAGATGCGGGCCAAGCTACGGGGGCTGGTGGACAAGAACGGCCAGCCCATCTTCAAGACTGATATGCAGGGTGATACCCGCTACGCGCTGGACGGCATGAGTATGTATTTCCCCGTAAACGGCGCTTATGATCCGGAGAAATCTCTTGCGATTGTGGGTGACTGGAGCCAGTTGGTCTATGCCATTCGACAGGATATGACCTTCAAGATTTTTGATAGTGGTGTGGTGCAGGACCCCACCACCGGTGACATTCTGTATAACCTGATGCAGAACGATATGGTGGCCCTCCGCGCCGTCATGCGGTTGGGCTGGGAGGTCCCCAACCCCATCAACGCTTACAATGCCGACCTGGACAACGCCTTCCCCTTCGCCGTATACGCCGCCGCCACCGGCACCATCAGCGCCGTGGACGTGACCCCCGCTACCCCGACGGTGGAGAAGGGCAGCGGACAGCAGTTTGCCGCTTCTGTGACTGGCACCGGTGGTCCCTATAGCACCGCTGTGACCTGGAGCGTGAGCGGTTCGTCCGCTGTTGCCGCCGGGACGCAGATCAGCGCCGCCGGTTATCTGGCGGTGGACGCCGCCGAGACCAACACCAGCCTGACTGTCACGGCCAAGTCCAAGCAGGATTCCTCCAAGACTGACACCGCCACGGTCACCGTATCGGGGGGTTAAATGAGCTGTTGAGCACGGCCTCGCTCTCCACGCCAGACCTCTCCGGCATGACCAAGGCTGAGCTCCTGGACTATGCGGACGAGAACGGCGTGGAGGGCGTCAGCAGCTCCATGAAAAAGGCCGACATCCTGGCTGTTTTGGAGGCGCTGTGATGGCTTACGCAGACTATGAGTATTATACAACTGCATACCTGGGAACAGCCATTCAGGAGGCCGAGTTTTCCCGCCTTGCCCTGCGTGCAAGTTCCTTTTTGGATTACTACACGCAGGGCCGGGCGGCCCAAAACTCAGACCTGGATGCCATAAAAATGGCGTGCTGCGCTGTTTCGGAGCAGTACCAAGTCATCGATACAGCGCGAGCGTTGGCACAAAAAGCACTGTCCTCCTCCCTCTCTTCTGAGGGGGGTGAGCTGCAAAGTCAGACTGTTGGCAGCTGGTCCAAGACCTACAGAAGCGCTGGGGACAGTGCTGCACAAGCAACAGCCTCCGCCTCCTCCGCCCAGGAATTGCTTGCCAATGTTGCTAGTCAGTATTTGGCCGGTACGGGACTCCTGTATCGTGGGAGGAGGTGCGGCTGTGGATATGTTCCCCCATGTTGTGACAGTCTATAACACAGAAACCACGGAGCTCCCTGAGAACAATTTTGAACCATCCCTAGTCAATCATATCACAGTACTGCGTGGGGTCCTCCTGGATGCTTCCAAGGGCTCTAACGTGGCGAAAAGCGGCTTAGAGGGTGCGGACGCGGTAATCCTCTATATTCCGGTCAGCGTGGAGGCCGTGGACGGTGTGACCGGTGCGGCAAAGCGGTACATTGGCCCTATTGAGTTCTGGCGATCGGATGATAAATCCTCCCTATGGACCCTTTCTGTGAGCCGCAACTGCTTTTTTGTCAAGGGGGAAGCAGTACACCCGGACTGGACAGTACAGACTATAGAGGCCGCCTATGACGACGTGTATGACGTGACAAAGGTAGATTTTAAAGACTTCGGTGGGGATATGTCGCACTGGGAAGTCGGGGGGAAATAAAGTGCTGAAATTCACGGTGCACACCGATGGCTTAGAGTCCATCAAGGACAAGCTGGCTGAGGGATGTACTAAAGCGGAGCATACTGTGGCACTCCAAGTGAGAAAAGACACGTCGCCGTATGTGCCGGCGTTGACAGGCAGCCTGGATACACGGACACGGGTTGACGGTTCGGAGGTGATATACCCGGGCCCATATGCCCGCTATCTCTATTACGGCAAAGTCATGGTGGATTCTGCAACCGGGAAAGGCCCCATGCGCATTGTGAGTGAGGATGGGACAGAGGTAATCCGATTCCGCAAGGGAGCAAAGCTAAAGCCGACAGATCGGGACCTTAAGATACGGCGTTCTATGCACCGCAAAGCGCAATCTTATTGGTTTGAAGCCAGCAAAGCAAAGAATCTTCCCAAATGGCTGCGTGTGGCAAAGGAGGCAACATTGCATGAGCTCAAATGAAAAACAGAGGTTGTCTGTCTCTGCGTCAGAGCGCAGCAAGATTGACCGGAAAGTTTTGGCGTGGCTAAATCAATACCCAGGCTTGCCGATTTCTGTAGTAAAAACAGAGCCGCAGCTGCCAATCAACGAAAGGGGAATGGCGCTGTCTGCTTCCACAAACGCCTATTACAGCAGACACTTTATTCTTGGAGGCTATCAAGCGGAGTATTCGTTCAAAATTATTTATCGTATTAAGCCGGGAATTGGCAGTATGGACGCAAGGCTTGACGCACTGGAAACATTAAATTTGATGGGAGACTGGTGTAGCGAAAACTTCCCTGACTTGGGCGAGGAAATCCGTGTGCAGAAAGTAACCCCAACATCCTCCGCAGAACTTTATGCCCCGTATGAGAACGGAGACGAAGATTATTTTATCGAAATGAAGCTGATCTATGAGGTCGGCGTTTGAAAGGAGAAAGCATAATGGCAGACCTTGAATTTAACACTACGGCGGGCCAGACCATTGCCCGAGAACTTCTGATCGCCTATCTTAACACAGGGACCGCGGAGTCTCCCTCATGGAGTGCGTTCGGCAAGCGCGTGGAAGACTCCGATGAGGAAATGGACTGGAGCCAGGAGTCCACGCAGGACATCCTGGGGAACACCTGGACCACCATGAAGAAGCCCATCATTACCCAGTCTTTTGACCCCATCCCTATGGACGCCGGAGACGCTGCCGCAGTAAAGCTGTGGAATCTTGGTGTAAAGGACCAGAACGCCCAGTCTCTTGCCAACCAGGATATGCTGATCGCTCATTTCTACGCTGATTCCGGCGAGGCCACCTTTGCAGAGCGGTACAGCGGGAGCGCCATTGCCGTGACCCGCATTGGCGGCGAGGGCGGAGGCAACCTGGAAATTTCCACAGAGATCACCTACGGCGGCGAGCGTACCCTTGGTACGGTGACGAGAACCGGCAGCACGGTCACCTTTACTCCTGACGGGGCGGTGTAACACATGAAGGAACTGAACTTTGAATCGGGCCTTGTTACTTACTCCCTGAACGGAAAGTGTGAGGTCACATTTAACCCAACCGACAGCAACTTTGTGGAGCGCCTTTATTCCGCCTTTGAGGAACTAGACAAGAAGCAGGAGGGGTACAAGGCCCAGGTCGAGAAGATGGCAAACAAACGAGAGGTGTTTGACTTTGCCAGGGAACGGGACGCGGAAATGCGGGGAATCATCGACGGCCTGTTTGGCGTTCCAGTGAGTGATGTACTCTTTGGCGATATGAACGTTTACGCTGTGGCCGCTGGGCTTCCGGCGTGGTGCAACCTGATGCTGGCCGTGATGGACGAAATCGACAGCACATACACCAGAGAACAGAAATCAACCAATCCGCGCATTGCAAAATACACTGCAAAATATCAGAAGTACCACAAGTGAGGTAGTACGGCATGGGTTACGGACTCCCAAAAAGTGTTGAAATAGACGGGCAGGAATTTGCCGTTCGCTATGACTTCCGGGTCATCCTGGACATTTTCGAGGCAATAAACGACCCGGAACTAAGCGACGAGGACCGTGCCCTTGCCGTGCTCCATATGTTCTATGTGGACTTCGAGGCGCTGACCGACTACGACGTTGCGTTAAAAGAGTGCTTCAAATTTATCAACGGCGGCCAGGAGCAGGAGTGGCAAAAAAAGCAGCCCCAGCTTGTGGCGTGGGAGCAAGACTTCCAGTACATCGTGGCGCCGGTCAACCGGGTGCTGGGCTATGAGACCAGGGCGTTAGAGTACGACCAGGAGGGCAACACAGGCGGCGTACACTGGTGGACCTTTCTTTCCGCGTACATGGAAATTGGAGACTGCCTGTTCGCTCAAATCGTTGGCATTAGAAGCAAAAAGGCAAAAGGCAAAAAGCTGGATAAGACCGAACAAGAATTTTACAGAAAAAATAAAGAAATTGTAGACATAAAGGTCTGCTACACAGAGTCGGAGGAAGCACTAATCAAGGCGTGGACATAAAAAAGCCGCCCCCAAAGGAGCGGCCTTGGTCATCCATTTGGGTAGACCGTAATCACATCGCTTTCCGTCAATTGGTTCAGCGTCTCGCTATTTAAGACAGAAAGGCGGAACTCCACTTTTTCAACATCTTCAAGCGGCGTCTCACAGAACACGATGAAGGAGCCAGTCACACTTTTCCCTGAAAGAGCAGTCACGGGCAAGCCTGTCCCTGTGGAACAATGAGAATTTTCCACATAGACATCATCGAGCACGTACATTTGCTCTACGTCGCCTGTGTTGTCCACGGAGAGGGAGACATAAAAGCACCCATCCACTAAGTCGGAGCTGGAGCAGCCCTTGTACTCCGCCTCGAAGCCATCACCGGAAAATGTCAAGGTTTTGGCTGTGTGGTCGCCCTGAGTGTTCTGGGCGCTGGACGTTCTACCGCCCATGGAACCGGCCACGACGGCCACACAGCCAATGACGGCGATCACCGCTACCACCGCGCAGGCAACATAGACGCCCTGGTGCTGTTTCGCCCCGCAGCGGGGGCAGGCTTTTTCCGACTTTGCGATTTCCGCCCCGCAAGTCTTACATTTCATCAGTTTTCCCATTTCAATTTCCCTCCAAAGGTGGTGATTTTATGGCAGCAGATGGTTCCATCATCATTGACACCAGAATTGATGATAAAAAAGCGCAACAGGGACTAAACCGACTTAACCGGAAGATTCAAACGCTCAACGACCAAATTTATGTCAAGCAACAGCAGAAAATGCCTTTGGTGGAACAGTCAAAGGAACTGGGTGCGCAGCTTGACGCCGCAAAGGCAAAGTTGGCTTCTCTCCAAAGCACAAGCTACGGCGGTGTAGGTAAAGCGGAAATCCAGGAGCAAAAGGAGCAGGTGCGTCTGCTTCAAAGCGAATGGAACAAGGTACAAGGTCAGGTTGAAAGCTACAACAACGCAATCAGTAAGGCAAGCTTAGAGCTTAACCTGTCAAAAGAGCGGGCCGGAGCCATTCAGGCGCAGCTTGCTACCGGAAGCGCTAGTGGGAAAAAACTGGCTAATTCGATGAATCAGGCCAGAAAACAGGCGTCTCGTTTTGCTGACAACATCGGGCGGGCAATCGGAATGAGCCTTATGTTCAGCTTTGCGTTCCGGGCGGTGACTGCGTTTACAGAGTGGATGGGGAAAGTCATCAAAGTAAACGATGAAGCGTCGGAAGCCGTTGGACGGCTCAAGGGCGCTTTACTGACGATGGTTCAGCCGCTTTTCAACGTCATTATACCAGCCTTCACAACATTTGTAAATATTCTGAGTCGAATCGTCACCGCCATATCGAGCGTTGTATCCGCTATGTTTGGCATGACGCAAGAGCAGGCGGCAAAGGCGGCGGAGGAACTGTATAAGGAAACAGAAGCCCTGAACGGTGTAGGGAACGCGGCAAAAGACGCGGAGAAGTCGCTTGCCAGCTTTGACACCATCAATAAGCTGTCTGAAAACGAACAAGGGAGAGGCGCTGGAGCGGCTGCTTCGAAGGGCATCAGCCCGATTTTTGAGGATTTTAACACAGAAGAATACAAGCGGAAAATTGACGAGCTGACGGCGTATGTTTCTGGTGCACTACTTGCACTTGGCGCTCTTCTTGCCTTTTCTGGCGTCAATGTCCCCCTCGGCCTTGCGCTTATGGCGGCGGGAGCAATCGGACTTGTTTCTGTGCTCGCTGAAAACTGGGGCGCTCTTGATGGTCCTTTGCAAGCGGCCATTACAAGAGTCCTTGTAATTCTTGGCACGGCAGCTTTGGTAATTGGTGCAGTATTGGCGTTTTCCGGTGCAAATCTTCCTCTTGGCATCGGGCTTATTGCGGCTGG